CACGTCCACGGAACCGGAGGTCTTGACTGCAGAACAGTATCAGGCAGGTCCAGTTAATTACTTCGCGCAGGTTCTCGGGCCACAGACGGCCAGCCTCAAAGAAGAGACGGGTGTCGGAGTTACGAAAGCTCCTGAAGTCGGGGGAGAAGAGACACGAGAAGATGATCCGAGTCCCAAGGCTCCGTCAGCTATCTTGGCTGCTACGCGGCCCACTCTGGGCGGGGACATAAGTGCCAGCGGTGAAATATCCTTTGACATTCCTGATGCGAATCCGGGAGGGGGTAGTTATTCTAAGTTTCTTAGTCAGAAAGGTATGAACGATAGAATTCCTCTTGTAAATATTTACGAAGGGATGGCTTACGACGATAAAGAAGTAAACTTGTTTGAAAATATCGGGGCTGCAGCAAAAGAGGGTGGTAAGAAAGTTGCCGATCCGAAAAAGGCTGTGAGCAGCATATTTGGAACAGTAAAAAATGCTTTTGGCAACAACAGTTTCAGAGGATTTGGGGCAGCCGGTGCCTTTGCCGACATGGTTCACTCGCTACAGTACCGTGACCTAGACCTTATCCGGGCTGCGCGGACTGCTGGGGCCGCTGACACGGGCTTTGCCATGACTCTTGGTGACTATGGAATTACCCGCGCTCCCGGCTCCGGTAGGTACACAGGCAATACGCGGGGCATGGACATCGAAACTATCACAGCCCTAGAAGCTCTAAGCAAAGGATATGACCCCCATACCTCCCACGGAGGTAGTCGCTACAACCCTCTCGATCCTAGCAAAAGTCAGACTGTGGTCGCTTCCGGGGGTCTACAGGTATCCAACAACCCGATGGACGGCTTTATCCGCGCTAACGGTAGTGTTTACGATCCGAGGTTCATAGGTGCCGGGGCTTCAGGAGCTTACGCTCGTACTGACATGATCGAGAAGGCCGCAGGCTATTATGGTGTGACCCCCGATCAGATGAGCGGCGCTCTTGCGGTGGCCCGTTCAGGCACGATGAATGTAAGGCAAGCTCTTAACAATGTTCTTGCACCCAAGCTAAAAGCCTTTCAAGAAAAGGCTTCGCAAGAAATGGAAGCGTATAAAGAAGAGCAACGACAGCGTGACTTTGATCAAAGAATGTACGGTGCCGATAGCCCCCGTCCTGAAACGCGGGCGCGTGAAGATCGCGAAAGAGAAAGAGTAGAAAGAACTGTAGCAGACGTAAAAGACAGAACCGAAGCAACTAAAGGTAGTAGAGAGACCTTTGCAATAGGCTTTGCTGACGGCGGTCGTGTCGGCCTCGCTATGGGCGGCGCACCCCGTATGGCGTCGGGCTTCGTAGAACGTCCTCCCGATCAAGTCCCCGAAGATCAGACCGTAGCCGACGACAAGAAGGCCCAGCTTCCAGAGGGTGCGTTCGTAATCAACGCCGCAGCAGCCGAGTTCATGGGAACCGACGACGTTCGCACGATGCTGTTAGACGCACATAAAGAAGCACTTAGGCAGGGATTAGTAGTTGACAAACAAGGAAACGGTGCTAAACTAATAGACGTGGCGATATCGCGTGGTGAAGTCGTGGTCGCTCCGCACCTTGCCAAAATTATCGGCTACGACCGCTTGACCAAGATTAACAATCGTGGCAAGCCCGAGACCCGCGAACGCATTCAAGAGAACGGACAAGCAGCCGCACCAGCCACCATGCAGGCTGCTACAGGTATGCTCGTTTCCGGGCAGATGGTAAACCCCACGCTTACGCAGCAAGACTTGCGTGAGGAGGGTTTTCTCTCCAAAGAATACACCCCGATGCCAGACATCCCCATCCCGTCCCGCGACGAGGATACGTTCTTTGGCTACACGGTAGGTGAGTTAAAAAGAGCTATCAAGGGTGTAGAGATCAAAGGGTTTGAAAAAAACCCCTACATTCGCACCGGAATATCTCGCGGCGGTAAAGAGTCTTCTGCTTTTGGACCTATGCAGGTCACCTACACGACATTAGAAGACTTTAAGAAACGCAGCCCAGAATATCGTTTCTTGAGTGATGGCGATAAAATCTATGTTGACGACATGATCCAGCAGGGCAAGGACTTTGTCAACTTTCAAAAGTCTGGCGCTATTTACAGAAACGGTAAGCGTCAGAAAGTCTCCAAAGAGCAAGCTAAGAATTTAAGGGCGTACGGCAGCGGTACTATTGACCGCGCCCGCCACGAAGAACACTACGACCTTGTGTCTGACATGGTTCTTCGTCTCAAGTTATCAGACCACAAAACCCTCGAAGAAGCCTTGGCTTCCTACGGCGAGGGCAGAGCATACGCAAAGAAAGTGCTTAAAGGTCTGGACTGATCGCTGGCTACCCGCGAGTTCGCGGCCCCAGCACAACCGGAGCGGCTACCCACAGCCAAGTGGCCCCGCGAGTGAGGTAAGTAAATGGCAAAGAAAGTAAGAGGCCACCGTGCCAACAAAGCGAATGATTCGTTTGGAACCATTAACAATGATTCGCTGTATCGTGGTAAGTATCGCGAGGATGTCTACAAGGACGAGGACGAAGAAGAAACTGTAGAAGCTCAAGAAGCGGACCCCCAAGAGGCCACTCCGCAGGAAGAAGCAGACAGCTTTGTCGAAGCGAAAAAGGAAGAAACCCACGACTACAAGAAACGGTATGACGACTTGAAGCGTCACTATGATGAGAAGGTAGGCGAGTTCAAGACTGAAATCGAAACCCTTCGCAAGACCATGACCCAGCACGCGCAGGAAATGCCACGCGGGGTCACACCGCCAAAGACTGCAGAAGAACTGGAAGAGTTTAAGGAACGATATCCAGACGTGTTCGAGGTGGTGCAAACGGTATCGAGTCTACAGACCGAATCTCAGGTTGCACAACTCCGCGAGGAACTGGGTTCTATCAAGGAGCGGGAACAGGAGCTAGAAAAGCAGAAAGCCTTCGAGGAACTGCTACGTCTCCAGCCCGATTTCAACGATATCAAGACGGACGAAAAATTCCTTACTTGGCTCGAAGAACAACCGACTTCTATCTCCGATGGCATCTACAAGAACAATAAAGATGCACGTTGGGCGGCACGAGTCGTGGACCTCTATAAGGCCGATGTCGGCCTGACAACCAAGAAGAAAACCAAGTCTTCATCTGCTGCAGATGCTGTAACAAAAACCCCTGCACGACAGGTAAACACAGAAGCAACAGGTGATAAGAAGGTTTGGAAGGCTTCTGAAATCGGCAAGATGAAACCGTGGGAATTCGAAAAGGCAGAAGCCGAACTCGATGCCGCACGATCGGAAGGCCGAATCGATTACAACTCTTAAACCTCCAATAAAGGAAGGATGAACCAATGGCTTTTGGTACTGCTGCAGGTTATGGTAACCTGCCTTCCGGTAACTTTACACCGGAAATTTTTAGCCAGAAAGTTCTCAAATTCTTCCGTCGCGCTTCGGTTGCAGAAGATATTACGAATACCGACTACGCTGGCGAAATTGAGAACTTTGGCGACACGGTTCGCATCATCAAAGAACCAACCATCACCGTATCGAGCTACACTCGTGGCTCGGTTGTAAATCCGCAAGACTTGGCTGATGACCAGACAACTATGGTTGTCGATCAGGCCAACGCTTTTGCGTTTAAGATTGACGACATCGAAGAGCGTCACTCTCACGTCAACTTCGAGGCTCTTGCCACCTCTTCGGGTGCGTACTCCTTGAAGCGTAAGTATGACGGAAACATCCTGTCTGCTATGTTTGATGGCGCAGGTATCTCGTCCGAGACGGGTGCAGCTACTGCTACCGTATCTGGTCTTGGTACGCTTGCTTCGCCTCTCACTGGTCAGACTGGCGACAACCTCGTCAACATCATGCTCAAGATGGCACGTGCCCTCGACGATCAGTCGGTTCCGGAAGAGAACCGCTGGTTTGTTGCTGCACCGGCTTTCTACGAGAAGCTGTTTGGCGCAGGCGCTAAGTTCGCAGAAGTACAGGTCACTGGCGACGGCACTTCGCCGCTGCGTAATGGCCTCGTCATGCAGGGCAACATTGCAGGCTTTAACTGCTATAAGTCCACTGCGTTTAACGCTTCCGGTACTGATACCGTTGATGTAACTAGTTTGGCTGCGGGTGATTTCCCCGTCCTTGCCGGTCATATCTCCTCAACTGCAACCGCTTCGCATATCGCGAAGACTGAAGTTGTACGTTCAACTGAAACCTTTAGCGACATCGTTCGTGGTCTCCACGTGTTTGGACGTAAAGTCCTTCGCCCGGAAGCCCTCGTTCGTTCCGTTATCACACTGTAAGGGAGGACTGAATAATGGCGACTATTGATCGTACCCCTAATGGTGGGACCGCCGGACATCCGGCGAATGTTGCACGTCCTTACGTGATGACTTCTCAGGTTCACGACACCGCTGATGGTGGTGCTGGTGGTGATGTCATTCAATTGATTGATGTTCCCGCAGATACCATGATCGTTTCTGGTGTGCTGGAAGTTCTTGAGGCTCGTAGCAACTCGTCAGTCACTCTGGACATTGGTTTCACTGGCGGTGACGTAGACTGTTTTATTGACGGTTCTACCCTCGCTGCTGGCTTCACCCCGTTTCTAGAGGCTGCTGCAGGTGCTTCCGGTTCGAACGCACGTGTTCTGACCTCTGCAGACACTATCGATGCACTTATCATCGATTCCGGTTCTACTGGTGAATCTGCTGCACGTTTCCGCATTCACGTGGTTCTTGTAGACATTTCCAAGAACCCTGTTGAGTCTGCCACCGTTTCGACTGGCACATAACAAACCTTGTCTTGGGGGCCACGTGCCCCCTTGACATTATTTTAATTACATGATAAAAGCAGGAACCCCTTGCCGGGGTAAACCCCATAGGAGCGTTCCTGATGAATTACATAACAAGTAACATTCCGTATTTTAAAACTTGGGTGCGGAGAGAATACACCACGAATCACGATAGATATCAGGGTGAATTCTTACATGCAATGGCAATAGGAGTCACGACTCTGCCGATGCGTACCCTGTCCTTTCAAGTTCTATTTACGGGTTGCGAGGAAGATGAGAATGTACACGGCGGAGCTATGTGGGCGCGTATGCCCCTCACAGCTTTAGTAGGAGACACACCCCTAGATGAATGGCCCGAACCTATTCCTACTTATCTGGCACAGCCGTGGGACTGTCAGTCACATCACCACTCAGTATTTGTCCTCAACAGAGGTACGCCCTGTCCGTGGCTGGCAAAGATAGACGGAGAGTTTTATCCGGCTAAATACTACTTCACTGTAGACTACACAGACACAGAAGTAGCGGACGATCCAGCACAGCACAAACAGAGTCACGTACTTGAACTACTGGATGCTGGCAAGTGGACAGGCAACATGGTTGCCCTTCCCAACAATCGAGTCAGGGTGACTAATCCTGCATGGTTTGTAACGGGCGATGGCCCACCGGACTTCACTCCTAGTCAGTGGGTCCA